CGTTGAATTGTAAGAATTTTTCTGTTTTCATAATAAAATTTATTTGGTGTAAAACACAAAACGCCCTGTTTTGTGTGGTTGCAATCATATCTCGGAGTTCGGGAAATGCCACACGCACAGGGCGTTAAAAATATTATTAATTCAAAAAAACAACAAAAAATCTACTCCACAAATATGATTGCGGGACAAATAAAATGAAAGTCTTCTTACCAACAAACTTTTTTTTATTATTTTTTTTAAAAGAAAAGCATCACAATTATGTGATGCTTTAATCGTTATTTGTAGATCTTTTTTAGAATATTTAAGCGAAATTGTATTGCTGTAATTCTGTGGCTAATTTATGCAATCCATTTTTAATCTGCAAGGCTTTTTTTTCGGATAATTCTACAGAAGCTGAAGAAAGCCTTCTGAGATGACTAGGATTAATTCCTAAGTACTTTGCCAATTCGCTTTTGTTAAATAAAGAATAATAATCGAAGAATGTTTCTAAATCTAAGAAATAGCTGACGGTAGCGTTTCTTAATTCTTCTGCTTCTTTATTTTTACCTGTCTCTTCTAAGTAATCTGCCTGCATTTCTAAAACTTCATTGAAATTTTCAATAATTTCTTCAAAGTTTTCTCCGGCAGTTACAAGTCCGGGTAATTCATTAGAGTATGCACTGTAGCCTGTTGCGCTTTTCTCTAATATTAATTTTACATTCATTTAATGTAATGTTTTTTGAGGGTTTCTGATTTGTTTTACTTCACTTTTTTACTTGTTAAATTTTAAATTCTTTTTTTTGACATACTTTCTCATTCTTTGTTAATAATTTTATATTGCTATTGTTTGTTTTTAATTAAGAAGATCATAAAAAGCAGGGTTTATTTCAACCCTGCAGATTTTAGAATAGAAAGTTCAGTACCTTTTCTAAGTTCCGTTGCCGGATGCCTTGGAATAATCACTGAGCCTTCTTTGGTGGGATGCACGTATAAATCGTGCTTCTTACCATGCCTAAGCAAGTACCACCCATCCTCTTTGAGGATTTTTACAGCTTGGTTCGCCTTCATGATACTAAAAATTAAATGATCTACTATAAATAACTATGCAAATATATGAAACATTTTTGTTACTTTCCAAATTTTTTGAAACATTTTTGTTACTTTTTTTTGTTTTATTCAGAAAAAAAGCCAGTCTTACGGGACTGGCCAATGAATGCATGTGTAAAAAATCACAAAAATCACAAACATTCATGTGGGATATCTTTCCAATCTTCCTGGTGAACTTGTAGAAGTTGTTTATTTTTTAGATTAAAAGTAACTTCTACACCAAATTCATCTCTTGATAGTTCTACCGGAGAAATCTCTACAGATTCTTTGATAAATGAATTATAGAGGAAATGAGAATTATCATAATTATCATGTCTAATTCTAGAGAGAACCTTAATTGCCAAAGCTTCAGCATTGTGGATTGCATTATATTGCGCTTCTAAATCATCTGGCTTCACTTCATTATACATAATTGCGAATCCTATCTTTCTTACTGCTATGGTATTGTTTTCTGGTCCATCAAATCCAAGTTCATACTTCCAAAGAGAAAGAACTGGTTCTTGCAAGCCTTTAACCGTATTTTTCTTTTCTGCCCATTCTCGAGAGAAGAAACCTACAAAATCATTTAAAAATTTAGATTGCTGCACTAAATTTTCAAAGTAATTTTTAATCTGTAAATAACTATTTTCTTTCATTTGCTTTTGCTTTTGCGCGGTGATATAATATTGATTCTGACAGAACGCTTAAAAATTCATAAATACGAACATCGTTTACGTCTTGTTTTTTGCCAAGTGGTTGTAATTCGTCCATAGACATTCCTACGATCACTTTATCGAAAGGAACATAAGGTTGATTTTTTTTAGTGAAAATTGGTTTAAATTCTTCTTCCTCTTCTTCTTTTGGTGGAGGAAAAACAATAGGAAATTTTTCTTCGATATACTTTCTAGTAAATAGAAATGCTAAGGCAATAGCATGCATTTGCTTTTCAGAAATTTTATCTGTGATTTTAGCAACTTTCTCCAGATCTAAATCATCATATTTTTCATTAATACGATACAGAGTTGCAACAAGTCTTTTTAGATTGAGCAATGAGCGCTCTTTATTCCATTGAAAGAAAAAAGTATCGATAGTAGAAAATTGCCTAATAGTAATATTGGCAATTCTATCAGCTGGCTTTATTAATCCTGGTATTTCTGGAAATTTATGTAGATCTATTGTTTCTTTCAGAAAAGTAGTATGCTTCTCCAGTTCTGAAATTGGAACTTCTTTAAGAAGTCTTCTAAGGAATTTTTGTGATTTTTTATCTTGAGATTTTTGATAAACAATCAAAATCATTTTAAGATAAGCGTCAGCAAAGTCTTCTACAGGAGTATTAAGATATAAATGCGCAATTTCTGCAACTTGCCAATCGTTAAGTTGGTTCCAAGATTTTGCGACTGTAATATTTCCTTGCATCTGTTAATTTTTGATGCAAGGAATGTTTTTATTATTTTTTTGGAAAGGACGAAATTACTTTACTAAATCATCAAATCTCTGAGAAATTTCAGTAACACCTTTGGCTAAAATTTCTTTTTTGGAATTATAATTTGCCATTCCCGGAGCATTTGTAATAAATTCTACTTCAATCAATACAGAACATCCTGCTCCTAAATTTAGAATTCCAAGCTTTTTATGCTGAGAAACTCTTTCCGACTTCACTCCTCTATCTGGAGAACCTAGAACTCTAGAAATAAAATCTGTGAGTCGAACTCCAAATTTATAAGAAAGACTATCCTTATTCTGAAAATCTTTTTCATTTACAAATGCAGTTACTCCAGATACTTTTTCCGGTCCTGCATCAAAATGAATATCAAGAACGACAGAACCTGCTCCTGGTTTTATTCTATTTTGATATTCTCGGTTTGTTTCTGAATCTCTATCTACAATGATTTCTTTAGAATTTCCATATTTCAAAATTCTATTTCTCAAATCTTTAGTGAGTTCATTTTCTTGATAACCATTTGCCACAGCTCCAGGATCATTATCATGATGACCTGCGGAAATGAATTGCTTAAAGGGAATTAAATTTATCATCTTTAAATTTTTGATTTATTTTTTCTAAAAAATTTACATAAGGATTAAACCTTAACAGCCATGAGCGAAACCATCGCCAAACAAATGGCATCACAAACCATCCAAAGAAAAAAGCAAATACAATGTATTTCCAAGCAAATAGAAATTTTTGCCAAAATGTGACTGGTGTATTTTCTATGAGCTTCTTGTTTTCTTTTTCTAAATTTTTTATTGTGAAATTCTGAATAGAATTTTTAGCAGATAATGAGTAATTTTCTATCCTAGATTCCTTATATAAACTCTCAAAATTCTTTGAAACTTTCAATAATTTTTCTGAATTATCTGAAGCTTTATTATATTTCTCCTGCATTTCTTGATATGCAGATTTTAGAGAGTTAATATATTCTGTAGTATTTTCAGAAGTTTTAATTTTTGATTTCAGATTACCATTTTCAAAATATTCTTCTTGTTCTGTGGTTTTTGCAGAACTTTTTCCCGAATTTTCAGTCTCTAATTTTTGTGAATAATTCTTTTTGATGTATTCTAAAAGTTCTGATTTAGAATTGAAAATAATCGTAGAATCTGAAATTTTCACAGAAGAGTTCTGTGTGGTTTCTTGCTCTGATTTGTTTTCTGACTTGTCTGAAATTACTTCATTTTTTTGCGTAGAATTTTCTTTTACAGAATTTTCTACGTTCTTTTTTTGATTTAAGCAACTGCTTAATATAAGTAGTGGTAAAATTGGCGAAACCAACCACCAAATGAATTTTTTAATTAGGTTTTTCATTATTTATTTCTTTTGGATTTTTTTGTAAATATTCTGCAACTGACTTAGAAATTTCTTCTATATCCGTTCTATTTTTTGCGATGGAAGTAATTAAAGCTCCTGCTTCGTGGAAACGTTGTTTGTCTTCTGCTTTTTCGTATATCGATTTTATTTCAATAAAACTCAAACCGATTGCTCCAAGTAAAGTGACAAAGGGAAACATAGGAATAGAATATTGATAGTAAGTTTCGAGATACCAAATCACCGAAACCTGCATCGCATCAATAA